ATTTTGAAACGTAAATTGTACATTTTTAGAAATTGCACCAGCAATTGTTTCAGCATCACTAAATGATAAATTCCAACTAATTACTCCATTAACTTTATCATGAGTAACTTGAAAAGATATTGGCTTAGTTTGTAATATGCCTGTTTGAGTGCCAGCTGCATTAAAATCCTCATATTTTTCTTTTAGAAATTTACCAACCTTGCTTTCAAGAATATCTCCAATTTGATCTACAAGTATAGAATTATATTCTGATAGTGCATTACCATACTTATCACTATTTTGTATAGCAGTGCTGGCAACCTCACTAAGACCAACAATAGTTCCATTGGCATTAACGGTTACATTAATATCATCAATAGAATTATCTATACTGACACTAATGTCAGAAATAGCTTTAATATTATCTAAGGATACTAACCAAGTATCAGTAACAGAATAAGAACCAGCACCTATATCACTACTAACAGATCTGATATGATTTCTAGCTTTATATCCGCTTAAATTAAAAAAGGATGTATTATTATTTTCATTCATATAGAATGCATTAAATTGATTTATTATTGCATCTGATTTATCATTATCAAATATATCTCTAGTAATTGTTTTGTTTGGATCTAGATCCTCGGTTAATGTTCTATCTAGTCTTTCTTTTACCCATAACACAGCTTGACGCCAAGCATATCCATTATTTTTATCTAGATCATTACCATCATATTTTGTAACACCAACAGCGCTCAAAGTATGAGTTAGCGTGTAAGTTGTATGCTGGTCATCTCCAATAAAATTTCTACCAAAAAATGCTACTTCACTACTATTTGGAGATAATTCCCAAGTTTCTTCTGCCGATGTTAAACAGTATTCTGATTTAGCTGGCGATATCGGTGCATTAGAAGTACTTGATTGACTAGCATCTTCATATGCTTCAAAAACAAAATTATATTCTAGATATTGTGTGCCAGCACTTTCCTCATTTTGAACTGGTAATTCTATTGAAATTATTTTGGCATCATTAAAAATTAGACCACCAGATAAACCACCATATGGAGTAATTTGTAGTTTGCCATATCCCATCATTGGTGAATTCTTATTTGACAATAACAATTTTACCGCTTCACCAGCTAAACTAGCTTGACGCGATCCTTTGGTTTGTAAATCTGACTTGCTATAAGATGCTAATGTGGCTGTTCCGGTAATATTGATATTGAATTTTGTATTCATATATGTTCCATCACCAGTGAATAAATCTTCACGGGATATGGAATATTGTGGCATTGGGCCAATTACACCAGTTGATGCACCACCTAAAGCGGATTGTCCACCTATCAATATTGTTTGATTTGTATCATGCGATATAAATGTAATCATATATTACTCTAAATAACCTCTAGTAGTTAGTGTGGTCAGATTGCTTTGTGGTTGTTCAATGTATAACGAAAAAGTTCCAGTAGATGGTGTTGGTCCTAATACACACAAATCAGTAGATCCACTACCATAAAATGCTCCACTAATTGCTGTAGTAATTGTAGAAGTTGGATTTAAATCCTTAATAAATAGTCCTAGCGCATTAGCAGTTGGTCTTTCCATATAAAGCGACATACCACTAGCATTCGCAATACTGCCAACAACATTTAGTGTTTGATATTTTTCAGAGACAAAAAATGAGCCTGCATCATTGTTACCAGTAATTGTTGTTATTAAATATCCAGAATGTATGTATGCGCCATCTTCTGAGATTTCTGGAATTGGTGCAGAAATAAATATAGTGGCATCTGTGTTTAAGTATTCACGATCTGGACCGTTTATATATAACGAATGAGAATCAAATGTGTCATAAACAGACGATGGTCTAGCGTTGATGTGCAGAGTATTGCCTACTGCCTTATATTCAGATCCAGAGGAAACTACAAAACTGTCAATAAATATTGATGTTGCATTATTGGCGTATGCGTCTTTGCCAATAAATAGTGGTGTTGTTCTATATATGTCGCCAAGTATAGCGCCGCTAGTACTAAAGAACATGCCGCTATTATTAATTATATCATATCCAACAATAACTGTATTTATACCAGTGGCTCTATTGATATGCCCTGTTACAATTAAACTAGCTGAATTATTGTCCATAAATATTCCACTAGTTGTTAGTGTTGTATTTATGGTTGCATTAGTATATCCTCTAGTATACAATTTAGCTGTATTAGTGCGTATGTTTTGTCCATAAGTATTTAAATTAATACCAGACGCGCTATTAATTGCTGATGATGTCCATAGTGTAGTATTGATGTTATATATATCTTTACCAGTAATATTGGTTGTAAATTCATCAGAATTAATTTGTATTTGCGAACTAATATATAGAGTAGTTGCGTTGTCGTTGACATATTCTATATGTAACGGCATATCGCCCAAGCCAAAATTACTAGCAGCTACTAAACTTAATCCACTAGATATAATTTCTTTACCATAAATGCTGGTTAATAAAGTATCATTTAGTATCTCATGTGGTAGTGTTTGTAATGTTAGAGTATTGTTTTTTGCCGGTGGACCGCCAATAAATAATGTAAATCCAATTGGCTGAACATCCATTATAAATACTTTTTGTAAATCAAATGTGAAATTAGAATTATCGCTACGTGTTCTAAATTCTCTTACTAGGCCCAGCTTTCTAGTTGAATTACCAAAATTTAGCCTCTTCATAGATAATACATACTGAGATCTGGTTGTTATTGATGGGTTGACCAATACTGGATCATATGGTTTAGTTTCGTTTTCTATGTTGGCTCTAGCTTCATTAAGAGTAGTATATTCTGATTGAGTATAAGCTAAACTAGCAACTAATGTTGAGCCATTTGACAAATTATGTATCAATCCATTTCCAGCAGAAGAATTGGAAAAAGTTATCGGTGTATTTTTATCTATAAGTACTATATATGAGCCAAAATTATTTTGACTATTTAATGTATAACCAAGCGGCAAAGAAATATCATTAATAGAATACTGATCTAATAGAGCGATATTAGAGCCTTCAATATTAAATAAATAAACTTTTCCACCATTAATCTCATTAGAGCCAGAGCCACCGGGTTCAGATATCGCGGCATTACCATCCATGTAATCAAAATCAAAACCAAATAAGCAATATTCTTTATCTTCGATTCCCGAACTAGTATAGTTATTTAGATTTGCTATCACATTGGAAGATGTATTGCCTTTACCATACATGGCACCAACATAATTCCAAGTAGAAGATCCAGTTGGAAGACGATATATATAAACTGCACCAATCGCATTTGGATTATGTGGTTGTGTTAATGTATTAAATACAAATGGGTCAAATAATTGTGCGCCAATCAACATAATATGACTGTCAGAACGATATTCATTATATATCTTTAATGGAATACCAAAACCAGCTTTCTTTCTAGAATCAGAAATATATGGTGAATTATTTGTATTTGTATAATATTGAACATCTGGATGTTCTGCATAATCTATAACTACTTGTAATGAACTATAATTTTCGCTAGCTAACAATCTACAAATTTGCCCCCATTGTCCATTATGTCTTTCGAAATATAAATCATCTTGACAGAATGCAAGATTGTATGCTGCGGAATATTTGCTTTGATCGTTTCCACTTTCTTGTAGAATATAATAATGATAATGATCTACATAATAAGTTGTTTGACCTACAAATGATGTAACATTAGATGTTCCTGTCTGTAAATCAGACAGTTTGAATAATATAATTACATTGAACGTTTTTGTTTCATTCGTGGTTCCAACACTATAATACAGTCTTACTCGTAAAGAAATTGCACAAGTATTAAAATCAGAAATCTTCAAATCGTTAACAACTATAGAAGATAAAGAATCATTAATGTTAGAATTAGAAAACACGCCAGAGAAATATGACTTTAATTGTCTTCTAATAGTGACAAATGAATCACCAAATGGTAAATCAGTTATACCATTTTTACCATATAATAAATCTGATGCTTCCGATGTGCCGGGAACAGCTTTTGCCAAGCCCATGCTAATTTTAGATATAAATTGTACATTCTTGTTATCTACTATTTCATAGATATCTATATCTGCAATATCTTCATTTTTACTTCCAAGAACAAAATATCTACCATTAGAATCATATATATCGCGTTTTAATAAGTGATTCAACTGCCCAAAATTTGTTATAGATTCGTCACGATAAAATGCTCTTGTTGCATTATTGTCAACATCGCTGATCTGTGTAATGTATGCCGCATTATTACTTTCTAGTAACTTATTTTGTGAACCGAGATATACATTTGTCGCAGAAATCGATTTTGTTTTTTGTAAAAATTGATTACTACTAGTTAAAGAAACTCTGGTTAATGAGTTTGTAGTTGTAGAGCTATTATTATATGTTAAGGTTGTGGCATAGGTTTCTGGTAAATGAGAAATGTCTACAATAGATTCATTTCTTTGTAGATTAAAATTGTTTTCTCCATTATTAAGATTATTTGCAGAGTCTATAAAACCATCAATATATAATGTGGTTTGATGATTAATGGGTCTTTCAGTATCTATAATTGCTAATGTAGTGTGTTTAGATTCTGCTTCAAACTGTGTACCTATAAACAGTGGTGCGTCTGTAGTTATAACCTCGATTGTTGGAGTAAATGATAAAGTAAATGATTGATTAACAAATTGCGCGCCCTCAACATTTAATGTATGAATATCTGTTACTGGTCTATTCATAACCAAAGTTGTAGCATTATTTTGTGATGTAACACCATTAACAATTAAATTCGCAACACCAAAATCATAATCTAAACCACGAGTCACAAGTCTAAATGTATTGTTGCTATATGCCAAACCGCGAGTATTTAAAGGTATACTTGATGGTGCTAAAACTGGTCCAAGAACCACTAATGGAATTTGTCCAGTGCCTAATGGTTGAAAAGTAAGCGTGAGACTATTATCAATGTCTGGAGTAGTAATTGATAATGGCATAATAGCCGATGGAGCAACTTCATATGTAAATAATGACATAAACTCAAAATTTGGTGCCTCAATATTAAGAGTAATGCCAGTTTGTATAAATGGTTGACCAATAAATAATGAAAAGGCTGTTGGTGTATTAATTTTTTGCAAACCATTTACATATAATGTGGTTTCTAATCGCTTTGATTTATCTTTGATAAACAGAGTTGTCGCAGAAATCTCTTGTTTTAATGCGCCAATATATAATGGTAAATAATCCAAGTCAAGAATATCCATAGACCCAAGTAAATTATTTGCACCAATATAAGCAGATCCAAGAACACCGCTGATGCTATTATAAGTTTGTACTTTGTCTTCATTTAAATCAATATAAGTTGACGTATTAATATTTTCGCCAATACCAGCTATACTATCAGATGATATAATCTGTACTGATTTATTAAAGGTTCCTTTATCGTTAGAACTAAATCCTGTGTTTGATTTAGCCACTCTAATTATTGGATTTTTACTTTGTCCAAATAGATGATTACTAATGCCCGGTTGGTTGTACTCAGTGAGAAGTAATTTACGATCTCTAGTTATACCAACTGGTAATGGCACAAATTCATATTTGCCAAAAGAATATCTATCAATTCGTAAATTATTGTTTAGTATATTTCTTTGTGCGTCATCATAAACCGCGTTATTATATTTAAAATATGCAATTTTATTGAATACACATTGCATTTTTCTTTTATCAATATTACGAGACTCTATATTTGCACTAATATCTAATATGGTAGCAGAAAAATCAAAATTGATCAAATTATTTAATACTGGATAAATTGATTTTTGTTCTATAGATGTAGTTGCCAAAACAGTATTATATGAATACTTATAATCATATATATTTAAGCGTTTATCTGGAACAGATCTAAAAAAGTTGAATAATGGACCGTCTGCCGACTGTGAACCTATTGGACTAGAAGCAGCATAATTAACATTATCTACTGTGCCTAGTAGTATACCCAATGCAAGAGTTTTATTAGATGAGATATTGTCTACATCATAAGTCTCATGATTAATATCATTGATATAACCTTGCGACCATGTACCAGATATTGGATTTGATAAATTACTACTTGGTGTAGTAGAAGATATTGTACCATGATTAATATTTGTAAAATCATTAATAAATGGCCTATTGTCTTTGCTTGACTTAAGAAAATTACCTTGATATATATACTGTGACCATATACTATATGGTATAGTGAATGTAATAGTATTATCATCTGTTGGAGCTATATTAGTATTGGCAATAATTGTACCATACATCGACACATTAGCAACATCTTGTCCATCGTCTCGTAATAAGTTTATCACATCATTAGAAACATACGATATTAAACCTTGTTTAGTATTTACGTCATATGTTGCGTCATATAGCTGTCCAAGAGTAATTAAACCACCATAATAATGATTAAGTAATTCTGTTGGTATTGCTTCTATCAAGTTTGGAAAAGCGCCTAATAATGTAGCTTTATATTCTTTTATAGATGATGCACTAAGATCACCATAAAAATGCAAATCATGCGCACCACCCCTAAACATTGGTGGACGTGTCACGGATTGTTTCCAAGTAATTGAGTCATCATTTGGATTAGTTATTCTTCTGTGTGTTGAGCTATATACAAACTTGCCATCTTGCAAAGTGACAAAGCCAGTTGTTGGAGTTGTGGTGGTATTACCAATTACACCATTTGGTATTATTGTTTGTCTAGGGTCTTTTTTATACAGAACAATACGTGGTAATAAATTATCAAATGCAAAACTATCGATTATAGTTTCTCTATTACTAAAATTATTTACATTAATTGTTTCAAAAAATCTACGTGATAAATTATCAAAAACTAATGTAATATTTAAATTGCCATATACATCAATATTAGATTCTGGAATATTAAAGAAAAATACTGGAGTTACAGTTAAATTATTTTGTAATGATAAAGTATTACTACTGGTTTGATTGAAGATAGATGTATCTCTAATCAAGAAAGAACCATGATCTGAATAATCGTAATATATTTCTCCAGCCTTAAATATTTCAGAAAAATATAAGTATGGTGATATATCATATGAAGCACTACTATTTAAAGTAGAAAAACCAAATCTAGAACTATAAGAATAATCTATAGCAAATAAAGAGTATCCTACTGGATCCCTTAAGATAACTCTGCTATCTATAGCGTCATAACTGTTTACAAGTCTAACATTCCAAGTTCTAGACTGTAAAGTAAAATTATCATAATGTATATTTCCAATATTTAATAGACTATCTTGATAATCAATCAAAAATTTGTCTGTATACTTTTCACTAACATCACCGGCATTAAAAGATGGAAAAATATTTTGTAGAAACTCAGCATTGTTTTGATTTGTAATCTTGAATACGGATAAAGAATCAACTCTATATGAGCCAATTGCAGAACCATCAAGAAGTGTTGCTATATCTTGACCAAATTCATTTTGTGTAACCATTGAGTTAGTTACAAGAATACCATCATTGTATCTAATATTCCATCCAAACCCATCTCCAACAAATTTTGCATCTGATCTACGCGGTGTAGTAAATTGTTTTGTTATTTGTCCAATAGGAGTTAATGAATTATTATTGTAGTTGTATCTCAAAATATTAATCTTAGACTTGCTTTCTGATAGTATCTGATCACCCCAAATAAGTGTTCCATCTTTGAATAGAATTTTTTGAGCAGATAAAAACATACTAGACTTTACTTCATTAATCCCATCACCGGCATATGAACCGGTGCGTAATTTATAGTGCTGTGCGTCTGGTATTCTTTGAGTTGGATCATTGTCTACATTATATGAATCAACGCTACCACTGCTGTTAATTTCTAAAAGTTTTACTGTACGATAATCTGAACCAAGTATAATACATGATATTTGACCAATTTCGCTTTTTGTATCAGCACTAGTTAAAGTAAATCCAATATTATAGCTATATCCTTGTGTAACATTAATATTAGATCTTACTGTAGACGATGAAAAAATTGGTAGATTACCGTTGGTTGTTTTTTCTCCGATACATACGCTTTTACCAAAACTATCAACCCAAGGCACAATATGTAATTGTGATTTAGAGTTAGTACCAAGTCCAAATCTATCTATTATTGGATAAGCTGTATATGTTGAAGATATTGTGCTTTCACCGAAATAACTTCTATTTTTATTAAAAATTGGTTCGGTAGAAATATAGTTTCTGTTTAAATCTGGTATAAGATAATCACGATATAAAGTAGATAAATTTTCATTAATAGTACTATTGCTATAATAGTCGTATATATTGGGACCAAACCAATTGGCTATTGCCGCTCTATACCAATAAAGTGTGGTTGATGGAACTGTGCCAATTTCATTAACAGTAATAATCTTGCCATCGATTCCATTAGCTTTATATGTTATAGTGTTTGCTATTCCTGCATGAAAATCTATATATGGACCCATAAACTGATCCATCATATATATTAATGGATAATGAGACTTAAATGGAAAACTACCATTATATGATAGTAAACTATATCCATCTCCAAATATAGTATTTTTATGTGATATGTCGGTAATTCGGTTATATTTATCAACCGTCATAGTTAATACATGAACTTTACCATGTGGAGCAAAATATGGCACAATACGCTGTTTAAAAATACTGAATATGTCGGCGTTGGTACTTTCTTGAGAGTATGGTATAACGCCACCATCTATCTTGATTTCGTTGGCTTGACATCCAAATAAATCAATAGAAACATCAGAACCCTTTTCTCCAACAACAATATTATATATTTTACTGTCGCCAATATTATGAGAGAACTTAACATCTAAAGAGCATCCAAACTTGTTACCAAGATATGGTCCAGATAGATCGTATGCACTTAAATATGGCCCACTATTAAGTTCAAAAGAATCACTATCTGTATTATATTTTCCAAGTTCTGTCTGTGAATGATATGGATATAGCTCTTGAGATCCCTTGTGTGGAACGCCAAAAGCGGATTTACCAAAAATTTTATTTGGGATGCTGGTAATAAACTCTGAAATTAATTTTCCAAATACAGTTTTATTAGATGTCAATGTAGGTATGAACCAGTTGCTTCCAGTTGTAAAAAACTCACTAACAATTTCTTCATAAATATCTATATCCTCAGACAAATCTAATACTATAGACTTTATAGAGTTTTCACGATCCCAAGATGTTAGATCGCTATTCAGTGAGGCGTCTGAAATACGCTTATCGGTTATAAACGAAGAAGGACCAATATTTAAATCAAGATTAGAAGCAAATCTAAAAGAGTAATCTCTATTAGTAAAAGACATATAACCATTTCTGCCAGTTGGCGAAAATAGTGTTTTATAATAAGACCATCCTTGACCAAATGTGCCATTTACGTTTCCAATACAGCACCACTGAATACCATCTACAGATTTAAGATTGTTAGCACTAGATGGACTTTCTAAAAACTGATCGTCGTATAATTCAAATGTATTATCATCTATATACTTTACAAATTTTTCTCCATTAAGTGGATGAATATCTATTGCTCCAGTTTGTTCACCATCAAATAAAGCAGAATCAATTTTAATTATATCATGATTTTTTAATGAATGTGCTGGTGAGGTAAATCTATTACCAGTAAATCCAGATACTATTCCACTCTTTCTCACATATATATCTACTTTGCCACATTTTCTTGCTGGTTGTAACTTAATTAGAGTCACTTTTGCTGAATGCGATGTATATACAATGCCCTCTATTAATCCAATATTTGTAAAAATTTGTGAAATAGTTTGTGGATCTAGATCGGGCAATGAAGTTCCAGAACCCTGTGTGTTTAATTGAAAATAATTTAGTAAAGCATTTACAGATAATTGAATTGTAGTTATAGCATTGTCGTCAACTTCAACAAAATCTGATTCATTAATATTTGAAGCTTCTCCAAACGCGCCGCCATTACTATATAATATGTTTTTTCTTGTAGAATATGTTACAACAAAAAATTCTCCAGCATAATCTCCATCAGCAAAATTTAAATAATTTACTGGACAAAAGGTATTATCAAATCTCTCACCAGTGGACAAATCATAGTTGTTGCAGTAGCGAATAGTATTCGCGGTAGGATAATCAGCAAAAGTCATTGTATTCCTAAGACAGCCACCATATGTAAAATATAGTGTCTTTTTAGGTAATGACGGATCATTAAACTCTACTTTTAGTATTGTGTTATCATATGTGGCAAATCTATTAGATAATCTATAGCTTATATCTAAAGACTCAGTTGGACCATAAATAGATTTTACTTTATGCATCAATGGTAATTGATTATTCTGAAAAACCAAAGATGCATCATAGTCTCTAAAATAATTAGTGGTAATTGTATCATAACCTAAACTCGATTGATATCTATATGGTTGATATAGTGTTATTTGACCAAGTTCTAAATCTTCTCGATTTAAATCAGAATAATCTTCATAAGAAACAAAAGCTATATCGTCTACTATATTAATATCACTTACTGACCAACTATCAATAAATGATACTTTATTTTGTTTGTCATTAGTAATAGATTGAGCTAGCGGTATTTTAATGTCTGGACTAATTATACCATCATTTACACCAAGATTAATTCTGTTAGTATATTCGTAGCTAGTAGCTATTCTATTTTTTACAGAATACAAAAGAGTGTTTGGTTGACTATCTTCAAATCTAATTCCTTTATTACTATCTATAGAATTAGAAATATGATTCCAGTTTGTGATTTGTTTAATGCCTTCGCCAATAGTTTTAATGCCTAGTGGTAAAGCTCTTTTTTCCTTATCAGTATTTCCATCAGAATCGGACTTCATAAAAAGAGAAGTACCGGTCTGAATTTTATCATACTTGAAATAATCTTGCATTATATTCTGAACCTTCTGCTTTCAGCATCCATCTGATTTGTAATCTCTTGAGCAACCATTTGCCCAATAGAAGAAGACAATTCCTGTTTAATTGATTCTAAATTCAAGCCACCTACAGATATTAATCCCTCAACAGTGACAGTATGTTCCATAGTTATTCCAGTTAGCGATTGTGCTAATGAGCCAAATGCAGTTTCGATGCCACTAAACTTCTGTACAATATTATCAAGAGAACTACTGAAATTTCCCACAAACGCATTAAATACGTTACTTAATCCGCTAGTATCAATGGGTATTGGCCCCATTGCTGCTGTTGGCGATGTAGGTGCTGTAGGAGTAGCAGCAACCGCAGCTGGCGCAACTGGACTAAGGGCAGCGGCTGGCTGTGGTCCTAATGCTGCTATCTGCTGTTGCCCAATACCAACTTGAGGTGGCTGCGCTGGTGCGGCAGCAACTTCAATTCCCTTTTTACGACGTAATTCTTCTTGTGTTTGTAGTTGTTGTTGTTTTAATTGGTTAAAAACTCTTTCTTCTTCTTTGTTTTTTTCTTCTTTGGTTCCTTTAAATCTTTTCGCTGCTCCAGCTGCTCTCGCTCCTATTGTTTTATCACTTAGTCCTTGTCTTTGAAGAGATTGTTGCACTTGATATTCAGCTATTTCTTTGGCCCTATCTTGTGCTGCTTGTTTTTTCCTAGCTTTATCTTCTTCAAATCGTTTTTTATTCGCGGCAATCATTTCTTCTCTTGTTTGTGGAGCAGCAGGGGCTTGTTCTGTAGCTGGTTTTTGTGGTATATTTACTGCTTGAACTGCTGCTGCTCCAGCCGCTACAGCTGCTTGTCCTGCCACCGCTTGAGCGATACCGGCGGCTGGCTGACCGGGTGGGACCGCTGGCAATGGCGCACCGGGTCTTGCTGTTCCAGTGGCACCTAATTCTCTAGCTCCTGCATTCACTCTTTGTTGTGCTGCCCTAGTTTTTTGTTCTTCAAATGCAACATTAGCTCCACCGGCTTCACGAATTGTATTTGTTAAATTATCTAGTGCATTTATTAATTCTTTTTCTTTATCTGTCTGACCATATAACGCTCTTAATACTTTAGGATCTAGTCCTAATCTTACTGCATCGCGTTGAATGATTTCTTCTTTTACTTGAGCGCCTTTAAGTGTACGACCTCCACCAATATTAAAATCAAAGTCTTTCAGCCTATCTAGAAGATCAAAAGTAGACTTTCTTTGTTCTGGTGTTTGATTTTGTATAGTGCCAGTTTTAATTGCTGCTTGCACACCAGCAAATGCTTGATTAATAGCTTTACGTTGATCAGCACCACCAACAACAAACTCTTCTACTAAACCCTTACCTGTTTCTCTTTTTTGTCTTTCTTTATCTATTTCACCTAATATATCAGCAGCTTTATCGCTTTGATCAGTAAGACGATTTAATTCTGCTGTAGTTTTCTCTATTATATTATTTAGTTCTATTTCTCGTTTAGCTCTATCAGCTGTAACTTTACCAGCCTTGATATCCGCCTCTATTGAAGCTCTTTCTTCAAAAGCTGCGGCTCTTGTAGCGGATAATTGCTGAACATTTCCAGCTTGTAATTGATTGCCACGAACATCTTTTAATCCACGTAATCCAACTTGTGCCTCTTGTACTCTAAATGACTCTTTTTGAGCAGAAGTTAATTCTGTGCCTCTTGCCTTTGCTCTTAATTCTTCAGTCTTAGCAACTAAACTAACTAATTTTTGTCGAGCCTCAATTTCTTTATCTGTTTGATCTTTTAGTTGTTGAACAAAATTTTGATATATAGAAATAGCTTTATTTTGCTGTTCATTAAATCTATTTAGTTGTTCGGCTGACGCTTTACCCTGTTCTACTAATGGCTGTATGAGTGATTGAGCTTCGTCAGCATCTAATATACCATCCTCAAGATTTTTATTAAAATCCTCTCTAAATTTTTCTAATGCAGATCCTAAAAAGTTTGGTTGCAAGCCAATATCTTCTAAAAATTGCTCTGGTGTTGGTTGTTTGTCTTTTGCTGTAAATTTTACACCAACTAATTCTGACTGTGCTGTCTTTTTGATAATCTCTGCTGCCGTTTTTACGTTTTCAGCTAGTCTCGCGCCCTCTGCACCAAGTCCAGCCGCTATATTATCTACAGCAGCACCGAAGGCAGCGGAATCACCAACATTTTCTAAACTTGTTAATCCTTCTGGAGCATCAAGAGAAAAGTCAAAATTTGCACCAGATAATAAAGAATCTAAATTAGATGCTGATTTGGCTAGTTTATTGAGAGCATTATCTACATTTGTTAAAGAATTAGCTACAGCATTTATCTCAAGTAGTTTTCTTCTAAATTCTGCATTAGCCGCCGTAGTAAGGGCCAATTCTTCTTTAAATCTTTTTTGCTCGTCTATTAATGATTCTAGACCAGCCTTTTGATCAGATAAACGCTGTTGTAATCTTTGTTGCTCGCTATTGATTGCTTTTTGCAGTGATTCTCTTGTTTTATCTGTGGTCGCGCTATCTTTTTGAGCCTTTAATACTGCAATTCTAGCCTCTGATTCTGCCCTAATTGCAGATTGTGAAAGAGTAAATGCTTGTGCTAATTGTCCACCATTTTTTAAGAGATCATCTAATGATTCATCACCAGTGATTTCTACTTTAGCTGCTTCTTCCAATGTCTTTCTGGATTCTGCTACGCTTTGTGATAAAAACTCTAAATTTTTGGCTAAAGTTTGTTGTGCATTATTAAAGATTTGCTTTAATTCTGGATCTTTTTCAAAATCTGACTCTTGTAATTCTCCAATGCTTTTTCCTTTTTCTCCTGCTAATCTCTGTAACTGTCTATTAGATTCAGAAATAGCTAGAGATGGTAATGTGCTTACACCTGTTTGGGCAGTAATTCTTCTTTGTATTCTAGTTTCTGGTGTGAGATTTTTTTCTATATCAATATCTTGCAATGATTGTTTAAATTTTGCTTGCGCCTCTGTAGATTCTGCTAGTAATTTGCTACTTAATTCTAATTCGCCACCATATTTTCTAGATATTTCAGCCAAGCGTTCTCGTTCTTTTGCTTCTGCTGTTGCTGCGCCAAGCCACGCACCTAATGCTGCGCCAAGAACAATTGCAAATGGTCCAATTATTGGTACAAGTATAAGGAATAGGGCAGAGCCTATTGCACCACCTATTAATGCTCCAATACTACCAGCATCTTTTGCTGATGCTGTATTTTGTTTAGCTACTTGTTCTTTTTGTAATCTAGCAAATTCTTCTGTTGATCCTGTAAGATTTGCTATTGCATTTAATTGTGCATCTGATGCTTTTTTAAGTTCTTCCGCTTGAGCGCGAGCTAGTGCTGCTTGATATTTAAAAACAGCCGCAATGGCGACTACGGCAGCTAGAGCAATAAATATGGCGGCAGCGAATCCTATTAATGCCGCACTAGCTACTCCAGATGCTCCAGCTTGAGCAGTATCTGCGGCGGCTGCTACAGTAGATCCTGTGGCTTCTATACCATCTGCTACAGCGGCAGTACCAGAAAGAACAGTCTCAGCACCATCAGCTATCCCAGCACCAACACTGGCAACACTTTCAGTAGTATCAGCAGCGGCACTTAAACCCGAAGCAGTAGTTTCAATTGCATCAGCAGCAGAACTAGCAGTCGAAGCCGCAGCTTGAGCAAACATAGAAGTAATTAATTGACCAATAGTGCCAACAATACCAACAATACCAGTAACAAATCCAGCAGTTTCTGTAATGGCTTGTTTTTGTACATCGCTTAATCCAGACATCTGGGCAGCTAAAGCAGCTGCCGCCGCACCAAGAAATACGAACTGTTGTGCCGCGCCAAAACCAGCGTCTAATTTCTCAACAGTGGAACGGCCACCACCACCTCTACCGCCATTGCCCCTATTAGTCGCACCACCACCACCGCCACCACCACTACCGCCACGATTAGCATTTGCTGCCAAAACAGACTGTTTAGCAACTTGATATTCGGCTGTGGCCTGTTGAGCAAGTGCTTGTCTTATTCTTTGTTTTTCTTGATTAATATCTGCATCAGTTTTAAATCCTCTTCTTTGTAGGGCTTCTTGGCTTGCGAGAACATTTAATTGTGCTTGATATTTAGCCGTTATATATTGTTTCAGTTTGCTCAAGGTTTGATCTTGCTGACTACTTCCAGTAGCGGCTGGAGCAGTAGGAGTTGCGGTAGTGGCGCTGGATTGATTTGTGGCTGTCGCACTTTTAATTTTTGCTGCTGTGTCTTTTTCAAGGGCGTCAATATATTCGTCAACCTTACTCTTTATTTGATCGTCTGTGGCGCCAGATTCTTGAAGTTTTTTAATACGTTCCGCATAAGCTCCTGCTAATAATTCTTGCTGTCTATCAGATCTTTTATTTGCGGCGTCATTCTGATCAATTGATACTTTCAATTGTTCACCAGCATCTCCAAGCATATCCACTATGCTACGATTAATATTCATGGCATTACTCAAAGAAGTTACACCAGTAACCAATTGTCTAAGGGCTACTCCACCAAAATCTAATAAACCAAAAGTAGCCTTATCCAAAGCAGCCATAAACTTATTACTACTTCCACCCAATGGCACGAAAGAAGAGAAGATAGTATCTTCACTTTTACCACCATTCGCAAATCTTTGAACTATGCCACCGTTTGCATATTTACCAACTTTATTCATTCGGCCAAGATTGCCATATCCTATTGATTGTGCTGATTTTTTGTTGATAACAAATTCGCCGGGTGTCAATAAAGCTGGAACTGTATCAGTCCCAACCCCGCCACCTAAAGCAAATCTTTGCACCCTGTCTGCCCTTGGACCTTTACTTCTCATGGCATCTAGCGCCGGTTGCTTACTACCACCTTGAGTAAATATCATATTTGCTCTTGGTATACCAAATAGATTACTAAGATAATCTTCAGCACCCTTTACTCTTCTAGATTTGCTGATAATACTGATTTTGCGTGGATCAATTTGTCCACTTTTGATGGCGTTTTGTAGCTCTTGACCAAATTGAGTTAATGAAGCAGATTTTAAGTCTTGTAATCTTTTTGCTTCATCCCTAAAATATGTTTGAAGAACTGATTGTTGGGCTTCTGGAGTTTTAGCTTTAGCATAAGCTATGTCACCAACTGTTCGTTTTAAAGTGCGATCAATATCTACCGCTCCACCACCAGATTTTATTAATGCTTGAATAGCTGAACTTGGTTTTGGTAATATAGAACCAGTGGCCTGTAATATATCATCAACCATTGGTGCGTCAGCTAAACCACCTTTTGCAAAACGCCTTATAAGTCCACCAAGATTTGCTTTTTGTGTGGTTTGTTGTTTAGATTTAGCTTCTTTTTTATTTTTAGATGATGATAATAATTTTTGATATTCGCCAGCAACAGCACCAGCTATATTTTGATAACTCTCAAGAGCTAATTGATTCTTAGCTTTTTTAGTATATTCTGATTGATCAATAGATGACTGACTTAGTTTTGCATCTATATATTTAATATTTGATAATGCGGAAAATAATTTTTTATTTGCTTCACCAGTTAAGCCATTAACAAAATCAAATGGTCTTCTAGATTCAGATGCCTCTGCACCAATTGGTCTTCCATCGAATGCATCGATTATAGATTCAAAATAACTTCCAACTAAACCAGATGGCAATTGAAAATCTTGTGCAAACGACAGGCTATTTGGAGCTACATTTACACCAAAAGAGCTAGCCCATTTTGAAGCGCCATTCGTTATGGCGTTTTTAATTTCAGAATCGGTAATTCTTTTGAATTCTTTTTGTTGCTTGTCTGTTATACCAGCAGTCACAGTAGCATAAGATTTAGTAGGTCCAAGAATACTATTAGCGATATTAAATAAAGATGCTTGAGGTATTTTACCTTTTGGTGTGTTTTCAGTAACTTGGTTTTGAGATTTGAGCGCAAATTGATCATACATACTAACAGTAGTAGGACCAAACCCTGTTTTTGCACCTATAACTGTATCAGAAATGCCAACGGCTTCAGCGCCTTTCTTTCTAGCAGAAGGTACTGTTGACACAGTAATGTTGCCTTGAATTGGTTGTCCATTATTAAAAAATTCTGGAACAGCCGCACCTATGTTAACTTCTCCACCTAAATTATATCCATTCTCATTCATAGCAGCAAGATTACTTGCTCCAATTTTATTAACACTACTTTTTCTGATTACAAATTCGCCCGGTTGTAACATTGCTGGAACGGTATCCCTATTTCCAGTACCCGGAACAAAACCACCGCGAGCAAACTGTCTTATCACACCACCACTAGCACGACGACGAACACCACCACTAAAACCAAGTAATGCGGTTAGGCCGGGTGCTAGCCCCTGACCAACTTTAAGTGCTAACAGGCTTGTCAATAATGGTAATACTGGCTCTAATGCAGATCCTATTTTAATTAATGCGCTAGCCAGATCCAAGGCACCAGTAGCTATTTCTCTAAAAGTTGAACTATTTGCTAATTGACGAATCAATGCAGAAAATTCTTCACGTACTTTTTGTGCTTGAACAGCTAGTGCTTGTTGTGCTGTAATAGCATCTTCCGCAACTGAACCAGAAGCGCCTTGCGCGACATTTAAAGCATCTTGTGCAACGGTAAATTGTTGGATAAGTGGAATAACCTTACCAATTTGTCTAAATCCACCAAGTTCTTCAACAATAGATGAGAATCTAATATCTCTTGGATCTAGTGCTGAAAGTCCAGCAGATAATCTTTTTACAGCCTCAAAAGCGCCAACGAATCTTCCTTCGGCATCTCTAAGCGAGATCCCCAATGATTCAAGTTGTTGTACTGTTTCTGTTCTTTGAATTCTTGTAAAAATAGTTCTTAAACCAGTAGCAATTGTTTCTGCCGATTCTCTCGTTGTAGCACGTACTGATGTAAATAGAGCAATTAATTCGTTTACACTACCGCCAGCAGCAGCAAACACGCCACCTGTACGACGAATAACTGTAATTAAGTCGGATGATTCTACAGCAAACGCTTTTGATACAGAGTTAATAGCATCTAATGTGGATTCAAGAAATTTAACATTGCCACCAGCAGCAATAGCCTCATCACCAAACTGTCTAATGACAGCAATTGCGCCTTCTACTGTTTCTGTGACATCTTCAAATGATGGACCTAGTGTTGTTTTAGCAAGAATATCTAAAGACTTTCTTGTTTCCTCGGCAGAGAAACCTGCCTGTGCTAATGTAATAGCAACATTTAATAATTCTTTAGAAGATGCGCCCAAGGATGTAGAGAGTCTGGTAACTTCTTGACTGACACCCTCAAGTTGTTTTACAGTATTTCCAGTAACCTGAGACAATGTGACCATTTGTCTTTCAAATGCGATGGCATCACCAACAGCACGTTTAACGGATTGTGCAAATGAAAGCATTGTGCCAGTAGCTAATGTAATCACACCAAATCTACGGGCGGCTTCAGAAAGGTTTCTATTTAAAAAGCCAAAACTAGTAGCAGCATTTCTAGCGCTACCATTTATATCAGATAATGATCTATTAACTTGAGATAGGGTTCTAGTATTAGCTTCTACGCGAACATCTACAGTCACACCCTGCAACTGACTACGAATTTGTGATATTACTTGGCGAGTATTGGTTGGTGCTTGTAGCTGTAGCTGTGCTGTAAGATTAAACCTTTCTCCCATCTTTGCTCCATAATAAAAGGAGGGGGAAGGTGTGAATTTCCCCCCTTAGTCGGTTTAGTCCTTTGTATTTAATACACAATCAAGCCGGTTCGGCTTCTGTTTTTACCGACCTTTTTTTCCTCTTATTTTGAACATTATTATCGTCATCTTCTTCGCTAGAATCTGATGTGGCAATCGGGCTTCCATCATCGTCTAGGAATGGTTTACGCTCTTTAAGATCTATTCTGACCCATTCTTCTTCGCCATCAGCATTAGTAACAGCAACAACTTCTTTGCCATCACGATTTACGAAATACACCTGAGATTGATCTTTATTTTTCTTGCCCTCTTCTGTTCTATAGGCAATAAAGCGACCATCTTCATTAATTAATCTTCCATCAATGTCAACTAAGTTACCATCTTTGTCGATCAATTTTAGATCATCATTTACAAACTTAAATTCCTTTAAGAATTTATTTTCTTCAAGATTATTTACATAATTAGGATCAAGATTGTAAAGCATATTCGCTAAAGCAGAAGAAGCTTCTATAACCCAAGGCTGTGTAGCATTAGCATCATAAGATTCTTGATCTGGAAAGTATTTCTGTTTTGTGTCTGGATTTAACAAACACAGTCTTACTAGTTCAGCAAATCTAGCATTGTCTGCTTGACCTTCAACAGAATTAGTTTCTAATGCATTTTTTTCTGCAAGAAATATTTGAAAGTCTCCTCTTAAAGAGCGTAACTCTAAAGCAATTTGTTTTGCTTCTGATAATTTAATACCACCACCCTTTAATAGATCTTCTTTATTTCTAATATTATCAATATAGTCATCATATTGTTTTTGCTTGCTCTCACTCCATATGCCCTGTTCTGTCATATAGTCATTGAGCTTTTGTTTAAGCAAACCACCAGAATCTAGTGCCTTTCTAAAGGCTTTATTATAGGCAATTTGAGAATCTCTATAGTCCTCTGGTGTTGGCCTTCTAACTAGTACCTTGACGGGTTGATTATTATCATCCACACTTTCGACTAGTCTTTCTTTGTCTTGAATCTTATCCTTCATTTTTATCGTCTCCTTCTTGTTTTAATTGCGATACTGGTAGATTGATCAAGTATTTTTTCCTTGTAATATCATAATTTATGAACTCAGATTCTAAGTTTCTAATCTGAGTATTTCCACGATCCAATATTTTGGCGCGAGCGTCTTCATATAATTCTTGTATCTTTTTTTGTTCCTCGCTACGTTCACCCTCTGAAATAGATAAGCCCCATAGAAATCCAAAATTTTCCTCTATGGTAGATAGAGCGCCGATCATAGTAGTTTGTATTTTCTTTTTAGACATTTTGAATAATTTATCTCTAGACACTTCTTTATTGCGAGATTCTCTAGCAGCTTTTAAGTCTAGTGATTTTTTTAGAAAATTGTTATAGTCATCCATTATCTACTACCCTTTCCTTTTATGCTATTGATTGCCTGTTGATTACGCTGTATAGCAATGTCTTGTTTAATATCATCAAACTCTGTAAACTTAATTTGACCATTAGCGTTAACTATTTTTTCTGCTCTAGATTTAACCACATTTCTCGCTATTGGATTATTTAAACCATATATTTCTTGGGCGGCTTCTTGATCTCTAGCAACTAAAAATACCTCTTGTGCGTTGGCTATTTTGGGGTTTTTCAACATCGAATTTACTTCTTGTTCTTTTCTGTGCTTATCATGCTCTCTTCTTCTTATTATCATCCAACCATCTAAACAATCATCATCATCTATGACTTTTTCATTTGGGCATTCACTACTCTCATAGATATTATCATACATACAGGAATAAGAACACAAATATAATTGCTCTTTAGTATATTCTATGGATGGCTTATTAAACAAATTACCATGTTTTTTAGAAGCGGCCCACATAGATCTCCAAGGTTCGCTTCTAGCTATTTTTCTAAATTGTTCTACAGTAATTGTTGACTCATTATATTTATCCATAATATATGATATACCATATTTATTCCAATCATATAAATTGCCAGATCCATCATATGTAGTTTTAGAAATAAGCCATACCGATCTAGCAAAATTAGCAACCCCTTCACAGGAAGTATAGTCTAGACAGGATTTTTTTGAACGATATTTAAGCATTCTTTTTTCATTAAATTGAATATTTCTTTTGATACTGTTCAATGTTTTTGAGCTAAAGAAATTTTTAAATGCTTGTATTTTTAGTTCTTCAATTTGATTTTCAATTTTATCTGCTTCTTTGTCATCAAATGGTGTCCAAAGATTATTTTCTACTAATATTGGCAACAATTCACTTTTTAATGGGATATTATCAAAATATGCTTTATTATAAGCGTCAGTATAAATATCTACTGATTCCTCTAGTAATTCTCTACATGGCTCATGTATATATAGAACAAGGTCGCCTAGTCTGATACGTAAGCGACCTTGTATTATTCTATATAATATTTGTTCTAGTATTATACTATCCATCCATTATCCGAACTAACAAAATTAAGTGGCGCCACCCTGTACTGTTAATACATTGTAGTTAGAATAACTATAGGTAATAGTAGCATTACCACCACCAGTATCCCCACCAGAATATGATACAGAGGTTAGTTTATTCTTTGTGCCAAGGTTTAAAACTGTACCAGCGGTATCTTTGATTGTAATTGCTCTATCTATTAAGTTTGGAGCATTGCCAGAAACATTTATTAAATCACCAGAAGTGGCAATAACTTCAAATTCAGATGTAACTTCGATTGGGAATGTGGCATATCTTGTATATGGTCCAAATCGACCTAGTTCTTGAATATTCTCTTGCCCAAAGTCAGTACTAACTGTAATACTTTGAACGTGATAACCACCACCAAGGCCAACTGCATCATTATTCATTTGTGACTTAACTTCGTCTGGTAAAGTAGAGCCTGCTAGATCAACATCGACTCTACGAACAACGCCGGATTTTGGCACATCTTCACCATCAAAATTGGAAGTTGGATTACTAGTGGTCCAAAGAGTATTTGGTGTAGAACCAATAACACCAGCAGTTGTATTATTCCAGAATCTATCATTACCAACTAGTGTAACAGACTCTGTGGCATTTCCATCTACTGAATAACTATAGCTTACAGAGCTAACGAACATACCAGAGTTCATACATACATTTCTAGGAACACCAGTTGCATTAGATAAACCATCATCAAATACAGCAACATATACGTCTGATCTCGCCTTAGATGCTGCTACTAAGTCAGTTTTACAAGCGCCGCTAGTAGCAAGATCAAATATAAGCTTGTAACCATCGATTACTTTTTCCAAAGTAACCTCAATATCAGCAACTTCTTCTACGTTTTCATAAATTGCTAATTGACCCATTTCAAAAATTTGCTCAAGAGTAAATGTCGATGTCATACCCACGCTTTGTAGACCGTGTACAATATACGAAGAAGTAATTGCACCAGTACCTCTTGGGGCTACTGCCACTGCCTGACAGGCATAGAAAATGCGTTGATTAAAAGCCATTATATCTCTCCTATTTTTGTATTATTCCTCTGGTAAAGGTCATATGTATATACACAAAAATTTCTTTATATTGCTTTAACTTGAGTTCTACAGCGACTAGTACCCATATATAGACCCGGAGAAAGTTGCGTGATCGCGCTACCTTTAGAGTCATAAATATAACATTGTCTATAGAAAAAATTATCTATTAAATTAGGATACATTCCGCTTGGCACTGCGTTCGCATTTAATTCATTTCTATAATTAAATGGAAATGTTCCAGATATAGCAACAGATGTGGGGTTAAATAAATGTATAGTTCTATCATTTTGATATAAAATACTATCCATAATATTCATACACTCCCAATGATTTTCTGTGAGTACATAAAATACTATGTCATTATTAACCCATTGACCACCACCCAATTGATAGCCTTGCAGCGATTGTGGAGTTAATACTTCTACAGCTATTGTTGGTAATTGTACTCTAGTTTCCCCCAACTGCGCCCATCCACCAGAATTACTGACTTGAAAGCCATCGTCGTTTCTAAATGAGCCAAGTTGAATTTCTCTAAAAAATGGTATACCTTGCGCTGGAACCACCTCTACCCACTTATGTGAATATTCTAACTGTACATTACTTGTAGTAGAAATAGCTGTATTAAATATTATTTTACCATTTGTATAATCTATATAATATGGCTTAGATACATTACCAGTAGCATAAAAGGTGTTATTAATAAATAAACCAGAAATTGAAATTGGTTGCTGTGTGGTGGCAGATATTCCACTTTCCCAAACCCAATTTTTTCTATATGCCTCCCACACTTTGCCATCACTGTAGTTGGGATCATCAACCGGTCTTAATTTATGCCTATTGCCACCATATATGCCAGAATGTGGGATCTTAATATTAAAAAATGAGCCACGATCTAAAAATCCCCAATCATAAAAATAAACAAAGTTATCTAATAAGATATTAGATAGTGTGGAGTCTTGCGCATTGTTTAAATTAGCTAATTTGGTATGAGGACCACCAGCCATTATAATACCCTCTTAATACTTTGTAAAATAGCCTGTTCATTTCGCTTTAAAGCTCTAGTAATAAAATTATCATCAACAGTTCCAGAAAAAGCGCTATTTACTTTAAATGGCCCACCTCTAGTCATTTTTGCTAAACCGGTTCTTCCATATGGGCCATATTCTACTTTTGAATTAACAATAATAACAGTATCCCCAAATGTTAATAACCACTCCAGCCAAGGTAATGATCCATTAATAATTTTTTGATTAGCTTGTGGCAAATTAAATAAATTACTATAGTTATTTGGTTGCATGGTGATCAAAAAACCACCCGTCATTTTATTTGAATTAGTAATAACTTTTTGAGTTTTAAGATTTAATGTTGATACAATACTATCAACTATAACACTAACTGGACTAGATGTTAATCCAAAATCTGCTTTCAATAAGCCACCCTCTACAGATTGCATTTCTGGACTAGATGTTATAGCAGAAACAATGGTTGGTTTTAACGAATTCAATACTTTGCTACTAGCATCATTTAGATATTTTTGAACTGCTGCCCCATATGCGGCATGTATTCTTTTTGCAATCTGTGTATCTGTTTCAACAATGTTAATTCTAACCATTGATTCGCTTCCAAAAAGTTACTACATATTTAGTATTATTTTGTTTGAAGCCCTGTGGAAAAGATGGCCCAGTTCTTTGATATTTAGATTTATCGTACTTTTCTATTCCATCATAATTTGGTATAAGGTATTTACATTTTTCTATCTTTGGTAAATCTATCATATAAGCAATAGTCTGAATAGATCCATCTGGTACGTCTAAAGGAAATCCAACATTAACCCAAAATCTTTTATCCCAATATATTCTTAGTACAATTTCGTCTGTTGATTCCACAGCTTTAAAGCCTTGTCCATTGCAGTATGGGCATGGCATACCACGCTCAAATGGATATGGCCCATTAGGAACATATACGCTAACTGATCGTGTTTTAGTTCCTAATGTATCAGAACGGCAATTTGGACAATCTTCTTTTTTTTCTGGATATACCAATGTGGCTGTTCTAGTAAATAATAATACAGCTTCATTATATGTATCAAATACTGAACTTGGTATATTTATTGCCATAATTACCCGTTTTCATTTGTTAAATCGGCTATTTCTGTTTCACCTACTTTGATAATTTTGAGTAAAACTTCTCCAAACGCAATAGAGACAACTGGCTGTGGACCAATATATATTGTAGATTCTGGTATAAATGTCATATATCACCATATATCACCATTTCAATAAACAAAATATATGGTATTAGGATCATATGATCCTAACGCGCTATAATTACCAGAAGAAATAGATACAATGTTGTATATTCCGCTTGCTCCAGTGATACCAGTAGTATCTGATTTAATTATTGCTGGCAAAGCAGTCCATGCTGTGGAATTATCTCCAATTTTGAGCATCTTAGTATCCATAGCAAATATTGGTTCACCACTTGCCAATATAGGATTATTGGCTACTAAATTAGTACTAGTGTCTCTTCTTAATCTAATCTTTGGTGGGCGACTCATCCTACCCCTCCATCTACACCAAAGTAATATGCAACATCATCGAATCTAGTATCTAGTTTATTATTTATTACACTAACTGTTTGATCTAGTTGGCTTGCTTCGTATGGTGGAAATGGTGATACTATATTTTTATTAGCAATATCTGAAATGGGATTATTGCTAGAGTATAAACCTTTTGCGCCAGCTATACTAACTACACCCTTTCCACCAGATGGTTGAGAGTTAGCAGAAACAATTTTCTGACATATTGCCATAATAATCTCCTATTGAAAAACATTACCTCTATAATCGAATTGATTTGCGCCAAGTATCATACTGCCGGGACTATATGGACCAAGAATAGCTTGACCAACAAGTGTATTGTTGTATCGATAATCGGTTAACATATCTTCATATTTTTTGCAAAGATCGTTATACAAAACTATTAAGCTCTGTGTAACGCCTCTTAAATCAATAGCCGATGGCCCATCTTTAATAGATATAGAATTGGCTGATTCTGTTTTAACTTCACTACCAACTAATATACATGCAGATTTATATACTGTCATTATAGAGAAATCATAATCATTAATCTCTATCGGATCTGGACTTATTGAAACCGATCCTATATCTATGGTATATTCATTTACAAAATCAGCATCATTTAATACATTAAAAGCTCCGATGACTAGAATCTGTTTTAATCTTTCGTCAGTAAATTTTGCGGCGTCAAGATCTCCTATAATAGATCTTAACATTAAAACTAAATCTAGTTTCCATGACATTTATTGACCCCTTATAAATTTTCGAACACTCTAAAAGTTCCAGTATTTGTTTTATGTGATCCATTTGGTGTTACTACATAAGCCTGTATAGACCATGTACCAGCAACATTTAGATCTCCATTTACAGTAACATATTGAATTTGACCATCTGTTCCAGTATTGGTGAAATTTGCATTTTTGGTATAAGTAGTACCATCTGGTCTTTTAAATGTAAAGGTCAAAGAAGTTGCAGCACTAATATCAGCAATTTCAGTAGTACCAGTTGACGTAGTATCGTAAACGGTCACACGAAAAATTGTACCGATATCATTAATATGTGCTTCTTCTACAAATGCCATTTTTTTTGCCTCCGTAGAATACTACACAATTATTTTTCAACTTCTTTATTTGTATTAGCAGTATCTACTAAAGATTTTAATTTCTCATAAAGTTGACCAACTGGAGCTAAATCAGCACCTTTAAAGACACCTCTTTGTGTTGCCATATCTATTATGGCTAATAGATTAGTAATATCTGTTTGATTCAATTCCATAATTTTCTCCTAATTTAATCTTCTGAAGGTGTTGGCGATTCGGCTACAATACCCTTTTCGATACCAACCTTCTGTATATATAATAGTAACGATTGAATGATATTTGCAAGATCATTATCTTCTACGCTTTTTGCAAGGATGCCCTCAATATTCATCCATATACCATTATTGCCCGGTTCTAACTCTGGAACACCATCAAAAACACCAAATTTGACCATTCTAACAGAGCATGTGGCATCTTGGGCCGGATGAGGCGCACTAATCATCACATCTTGAATCCACAATTTATCGTAGGTTTTTGCTGGAATTACGCTTGGCTCTACTGGTGCTAATACTGGTAAACTCATAAAATTACTCCTCTATAAAATTTGGTGGAATAGTTACTTCTTTTAAATCATCTGTATTTTCTGCGTTTTCTATTCGCGGGTCTTGTATAATATCTCTTAGAAATTCTTTTTTCTTAACAATTTTTTGTATAGTTTCTGTTTGTCCTCGCTCTAGCGCTCTAATATACTGAACATCAAGAGTTTCTAGTAGTGGTTTTCTTTGTTCTCTTAGTTTATTTTTCCAAATATTTTTAGCTATATCTATATTTATAGATATTTTTTTTATCTTAGGTTTTTCGAATTGTATGAGAGCATCTCTATAAAAAGTTGTATTATTATTTTTTTCTTCTATTAATTCTTCTAATGTTTTATCTGATCCGTATCCATCTGGATTATTAAAGTCACAACTCCAAGATTCAAAAAAATCAAATTCTTTATTAAAAAAACTAATATCATCTAAATTAGTATCTATATAAAAAAATGGAATATTTTTTTCTATTCTATACATTCCAAAAATTATAGGATCTATATTTTCTATTGGTACAATAAATTTTTGTGCTATATGATTTTCATATGGATATATAAAAAATTTTGACATAATAATCTCCTAATTTACCATGCTAATATTAAATCTATTATATTGCCATTAATAGGACTTCCTGCTGAATTTATGGCATAACAGTAAAATCCCCATGTATATTTTTGTGTTCCATCTATATATACTGTTCTAAAACCAGTTGATGCCACAGCGTATTGAGCGTGTGGCGCATCTTGATCTATATAAATTATATATTGTCCAGTACCTATACGATCCACTGTTACAATATTATAACTATTTGCTGGATTATTAATTGGGTCTGTTGCTGAATCACCAGCAAAAGATACATAGGCTTTAACAGAAACTCCGGGTGTAGTTTTGCCTACATCTGCGGAAAGTCTTGTAGCACTTGCACAACTACCAGTAATGCTGATTCCCCATGTTCCACTAGCATTGCCTCCTGTAAGAGTAGGAGCATAACTATTATAGTTACTGCTATCAAGTACAGTGGCTATTGTACCACCACCGTAGGTTTGTTTACTAATGTAGAATGCTCCACCGGCCCAATACCACTGCCAACCAACTCCATTAATATGGATGCCTGTATTATTAGAATTAATCATTAAACTAGCATTATATGGACTTCCAGAATATGAATCAAATTCTAAACCAGCCCAGCCATTTCTTGTTCCTGCTATTCTCCAAGGCCCATAACTAGCATTATTAGGATAAAAATGCGCCCCATTTAATGCAGAATACAATCCACTATAATTCGTAAATTCTATCCATTCTCTACTATAATTTCTACCAGTTGTATCCCAACCAATAGCATTTACTCTATTGAGATTAGAAGTACTATCTGGATCTAAATAATATCCCGTATTATTACTATCATAAAATATTGGCGCTCTAACACTAGCATTAGATTGTACAATACTAGCTGTTGTTGTTCCTCTTCCTGTAACGGTTCCTAAAGTTTCTCCACCTGCTGTTCCAGAACAGTTTCCACTCAATGTAGCAGTAATTGTTCCGGCGCTAAAATTACCAGAAGCATCACGCGCCACAATTGTTGAACCGGTATTTGCGCTCGTAGCATTAGAAGTTACTGTAAAAGTAGTATTTCCACTTTGATTAGCGGTAAAAGAAGCTGATCCACTCAAACCGGTTCCAGAAACATTCAAAGTGAGTGTTCCATTACCAACATCTGTAATTCCATAACCAGATATTGTTGTAGGATTAGTTCCACCAGTAATTCTACCCTTCGCATCTACTGTAACACTTCTATATGTTCCAGCAACTACCGTAGTATTGGTTAGTGTAGGATTAGGATATGTTCCAGTTAAATCACCGCCAGCAGCTCCTGTTGGAGCGCGAGAATCACTTAGTCTACTATCATTTCCTTGACAAAAAGTATTGGCAGTAGTGCCGAATGAACCAACAGTAATAGCGCCCCCTGTGGTTGTTATCAAAGGCAAATTAGCCGTAGAACCTATGGCTCCAGCATTTGTTATATTACCGTGAACATGACTAGAAGAACTTTTACCATCAATCTGAGTTTGGATTGCACTTGTTACGCCTTTTACATAAGTTAATTCTGTAAGACTAGGATAAGTTGCTGTACTTAAAGATATAATATTTTTATTACTATCAAAACTTGCTATGGTACTAGCCGTTTGACCACTTAGATTCAATGCAGCAGTAAATAGTCCATTGCCAACAACATGCAATTTGGCAGATGGAGTACTGGTTCCTATTCCAACATTCCCAGCAGAGGTTATTCTAGCCACTTCCGTTAAAGAACCGCCAGTACCAGTTGGTGTTGTTCTAATCTGTATATCTGTTCCGTGATTTGTAGATGACCAGTTTTCTGCTGCTCTAAAATTAATTGTGCTTCCAGCAAAATTTAATGAACCGTCATATCCATAAGCCCCTATGCCAGCAATAGAATTACCGCTAGATGGCGTTGATGTTATTCCTATGGCGATACCGGGAGTGGCTGATCTAGAAACTTGCAATCCATCTGATGAACTAAATGATGTTGACCCAACTAATAAAATACCACTAGTGTTATTAAAAGATAGATCACTTTCAGCATTAATACCAGTAGTTGTTCCATCGCTAGTTAATAATCTATTATCACCATAATTTGAAATAACGGTTCCACCACTAACGCCGGTATGTGCTATTGTTAAAGTATTAGCATTATCATCATAACTAATATTAATACCACTAGTTCCAACTAATAAATTGTTTACTCTGTCATCAACAGCTTCATTCCAATTAGTAATATCGGTATTTAAATGAGTATGACCAGATAAACTTACTCCAGTATTGTTAACGCTTAATGATGTAAAGTTACCACTAGTAGCAGATAATAGTCCATTATTAATGGTTAATCCATTTGTAAATGTATGATTAGCACTAATAGTTCTGGCTTCATTTATATGAACATATTGAGCATGATCATCGTCACCCAAGCCGAATAAATTACCGTGATCATTTTGTGGTACACCATAAGTAGTTGTAAGAACGCTTCGTCTTAAGTCTAATATGCTTTGTAAACTACTTTTTGGAGTATTGGTAAAAGTATTATTTGTTAAGAAAATTAATCTGTATAATGGTCGTAGCTCATTTGTTGGAATATTTGTTAAATCAATGTCGGTCCAGTTATTATGATTTTCCGCACTACCCAAGCTGCTATCTTCTCTTTGTCCCATAATTGACAATATAGGATCATTAATATCATTTGTGGCAACAAGCCACATTGCAAAATATCTATTATTTGGAACATTAATAACTGACCAAGTTCCACCAGAATATAAATTATATAATGCCCTTGTAGCATCGTATTTAACTGGATATGGTGTTGAAGAATCTCTTACCCACTGACCAGTAACACCACTATGATAATATACTGGAAAGTATCCAGTTGGATATAATTGTTGGGTAAATTCAACACCGTTGTCGCCGTCCATTATATTAATAACTATATCTTCTTGGTATAGAGTACCATCGCTAACACTTATTTGCGCATGACTATTTGAACTACCATTGCCTAATAAAACATAATTACCAATACTGAGGCCGTTGATATATTGCATACCAAAAGTATTGTGAATCCACTTATGAGTGGAACTATCCATTCTTATACCATGACGTTCTTCTCCAAAAAACGTACTTTGGTTAATATTAGCATTCCAATGAATATAGGCAATTGGTACATCTGTATCAAAATTAAATTCTGTAGTTTTATTGTGTAGTTGCTTAGTTGCTACATCAAAATGTAAATAATTTAATGCTGTACCACTACCAATGACAACTGTCTCAGGTGCTGTCTTAGTAAATTTTACTCCCTCGATATAAACATCATAACTAGAACCACTTGGTTGAATGGTAAAAGTTCTAGTAGAGTCATTAAAACTTAAAATACTATCAAGTCTATTAACAAATCCTTGAGGCTCAAGACTTAATTCGTTAATCTCAGTATGAAGATTATTTATTATCAAAGCATTTCCGCTATCATTATATGATAATTGAACGCCGGTTCCTTCTATTAATAAATTATTAACTCTATCATCTACGGCTTCAGAAAAATCAATAATATCAGAAGACATATGCATATGACCACTAAAACTTACGCTGACGCCACTAATATTTAAATTATCAAAATTACCATTTTCAATATAGCAATTTCTAAACTTTAAATTAGAAGCACCTATATCATAGACTCCACTCATTAGTGGCAAGAAATGACCATCGGAAGATATTTTTAATACACCAGTAGCGGGATATGGATCAGCTGATGATACGCCAAAAACTAATCCAGCTGGATTTGAGCCACTACTAAATGGACCCTCTGCTTCAGAGTTAATAAATGAAGAAATATAAGTTGCTGAATATCCATCAGATTCTGCTGGAACAGCAAAATTTACTCTTCCTATAATATCTCCACTAGTAATTATACTATCACCAGCAGCATTTTGTAATGTTAAGCTATACATGTTATATTATATACCAGTTGGCTCCGTTACTTACGACTGTTAATGTTTCATATATATGATATAGTCTAAATTCTGTAGATCCATCAATTGTATCAGATCCAGTTCTTGAAATGATAACATTATTAGCAGAACTATCGATTCTTTTTACTACTACAATTTTACCAGCTGTATCATTTTCTGGTAAAGATAGTGTTAAATTACCAGAAGTGCAGTCAGCCAAAGTAATATCTTTATCTATAGTTTTGCTTGATGTTACTGTTTCAACTGTTCTACTTCGTTTAGATTCGGTAATGCTATTATTTTTTACAACGCCACTTACAAAATTAGTTGCAGCAACAGTGAAATCTATTGTATCGCTATCTATAAAATAGATACCTTCACCATTATCGATTTGTTGAGATGTGGTGCCATCGGTAATAGTGAAATTACTCATAGCCAAATTAGCAAAATTAGATTTACTTATCTTTCTGAGCGATGTTCCACTAGCAACTAAGAAATAGTGATCGTCATATGCTACAGTTGCTTCAGTTTGATCTGTAATAGCATCTGCTGTTAATGCGACAGATATGTTGAGATCCGAAGAACCATCAAACATACCAGATCCAGAAATCTGATTTGAAACTTGTATATATCTACCATTAGTTAATGATGCGGCACTCCCATCTATATCTGCTACAATTATACCCTTTGTGCCAGATACAATCTCATTAACAATCGATGCCCCAGTTACGAAAATGAATTTACTAATACTATCATCGTAACCAAAAAATCCCTTTTTGGCAGTTCCATCATAATAATTAAAAGATATACCACGATCTTTATTGTCATCAGTAGATGGTGAACCACTACCTAACAATATAATAGGATCTTCAACAAGAACAGTAGTGGAATTTACCGTAGTTGTTGTGCCATTGACAGTTAAATTTCCATATATACTAACATCACCGTCTGAAGCAATAGTAATAGCATTGGGGGTTCCATTACTGCCCAATGTACCATTATTTTGTAATTTAATATTTGATGCTGACAAATAACCGCCACCAATGGTAAAACTGGAATCTGATTCATATAAAGAATCTGATGACGGCGTTCCAAAATAAACTATGCCGCTTGGTATTCTAGAATAAGGCTGAAATGACATAATGCTTCCTTTATATGATATTAAGTGATAAACCAGTTATTATTATTAGAAGTAATATTTATACTTTCATATGCGTGAAATACTGTATATGGATTCTGACCATCTACAGTTTCCATACCAGTGGCCCTAATATATAAGTCATTATTGCCAGTAATTTTTTTGATAGTAAAACCTTTGCCACCTAATCCAGATGCTGTAGGTATATACACATTTATATTTGATGATGAACAATCAACAAAAATTTTGTTATTAGATTTAGACACAGTATAGTCAGAATTTATATTAACATAATTATTATTGATTTCTCCAGAACTATAAATGGCAATTCCAGATATATATGATATATCTTGAGTAACAGACGATGACAAAGCCGAAGTCTGTATAGATCCATCATTGAATCTAATACCAGACGGCCCAATTAATGTTTGATCTTCTTGATTTTTATATACAGCTTTATCTGCTGGATATGTTAAAAATACTACGCCACTACCACCAAGATTAATTTTTGATCCAGACTGAGTGCTTTGTAGTATATAATCTCTAGATATGCTATTGTTTTGATAAGTGCCAATACCAATCTCAAATTTATCATTTTCTTCTATACAATAATAGGTTATATCTCCGCTAGCCAATACATTATCAAACCTTCTAAATCCATCTGTATTACCGACTAATGATAAAATACCAGAACCAACAGTAGTAGTATTTTCTCTTACTCTATCTGATAATTTTAATGGCATAGTTATCTTCTCTGTGAAAAATCTATTAACTTATTAATCTGCAATGTAAAATTAATTTGTTTATTTATATTTGATTTACTTAATGTGAAGGATAAAATTTTATTCACATTTAAATTCTTGTATATTGTAGCATTCATAGCAACTATAAATTCGTGTAGGATATTTCTACTTAATGAGAGCGAGTTTACTAAATTCATACTCAAAGAAAAATTCTGTATTCTATTGAAATAAAGTGGAAATGTTAATGTAGCTTTATTTAAAAATAGTTTTACAGAACCAAAAAATGTTCTTGGTTTTTTCCCATCATCAGATATTGGCAAGCTTGACATAGAGTTTGCGCTGAACATGTTGTCCTCCAATATCTCATACACATAAATAAGAGAAGGCTACCCCGAATAACGAGGTAGCCTTATTCTCTTTAGATGTTATAAGACATCAGAACGAGCCAGCGAGAACTCGTCTGTTATCTAGCACACCAAAACCAATTTCAGCCCAGCCATAGTAACCCTGACGCTGATGACGATGAAGACTTTCATCTTCATAGACTTCAACTTCTTTCTTAACAGGCATTACAAAGCTATCGTTTTGATTCTGATCAAGACCAATCACAAGTTCAACGTCGCTGGACTCAAGTGAGCCACCGAGATCGCTTGTGAAATATGTTTGATATTCTTGACCATCACCAAACTCAAACACATCGTGTAGATTTACACCGAAGATGCGTGTTATAGCTGGGCCATTGTCGGCGGCTACATAAATTTCTCTACGAGAAACTTCATCTAGCTGATCAACACCCCAGTTACGAATATCTTCGACAGCTTCTGGAGAGCAGTATAGATCTGTAAGACGGCCGGGAGCAGTAACACTGTTACCACCACCATTCCTTCTCATAACTGTCTTCATTAAGCTGACAAGACGCTTTGTAAATTGACCACCAGCTGCATCATTGTCGAACACTAAAATATTACGGTCAACAGCAGCAGCGAGTAGTGTGTGCCAACCGTCATCATTGATCTTCTTAACAAATGATGCTTCTAGAACCTGCATAGCGCGAGCTACTACGTTCCAGTTAGCTTCACGGGCATACTTTAAAAGAAAGTCGATTGAGCTACTAATGCCATAAGTATTTACCATGACATAATCACCTTCGACATGTCTTTCTGGAATTCTACCATTGCCGGGATTGGTATAGGCAACATGATCTGCCTCAGTACCGGGGGCAAGTAGATCCAATGGGAACTCAGGTGTAGCACCCGGCTCTAGTGGCATAGCTTCGAAAATCGAAGTTACAACATCACCAAATAAAACACCCTTACGAATTGGTGTTTCAAGGGCTTTGGCGATTTCCCTTTGAGCGGCCATTGCGACTACCTTATCAGAGCTTCCCGAACGCTTTAGCAATTCGATAAACTCAGGTGTTGGTCTTGTTTTCATCTTTTACATCTCCTTTTTAATTAACTCAGGTATTTGTATTTGGAAGGTCGATATAGACTTTAGCATAGCCATCTTCATCAGCGGCTGATAGAAAACGACCAACAAGTCTTGTTGAACCGTCTGCATCAGTATTATCTGTCGAAACATTTGTAGTAGCAAGTCTACCACTATGGGCAAGATAAGCAGGAGCGCCTGCTGTTACTGTACCCAATAGATTGTTTGTAACAACATAACCCTTTTGGAGTAGTGTTACCTTGCCACCCTTTTGTACCTCGTCCTTATGCTGGTTAAGATGCTGTCTTGTTAGATCAATATCTACCATGTCATTTATAAGAAGACCAACAGGAATTTTACCCGATGGATTAGCTGCGTATGTTACTAGAGCAGCACCGTTATCCATAGCGGCACCAGATGCGCCAGTGCTAAGAGAAACAACGCCACCGCGAGTAGCAGATTCGTTCATGAAAAACGAAATATCTGTCTGCAAGACACTTCTATCAGTTTTTAGAGCCATTATTCATTCTCCTTAGTAAAAGTAATTCTCAGTTGTCTTTGGTTTTTGGTGTCGATCTTAAAATAGAACCAAGCCACTCGCTTGCAACGGCGCGAAGTGATTCAGATTCATTTTCTTCAGCAGCTTCAGCAATAGAAACTTCTACTGATTCTTCTACTGAATCTAGATCTTTTTCTGAAGCCTGAGAAGCATCAACTTCTTCGTCTTCTGATTGAGCCATAGTTGTATCCTTCTTATCTTTCTTGACTGACTTTTCTTCAGTCATATACTTTGCCTTCTTCTTCATTAAAGCTACAACCTTGGCAAAAGTTTCATCATCTGAATTTTCAAAATCAGAAACTGTCGCTGAAGCTTCTTCTGCATCAAGACCAACTTCCTCTAGTTCAGCCTTACGCTTCATCATTGCCTCTTTCTTTTTCATAACAGCCATTTCTTCTTTCATTTCTTTCATCTTTTTTTCCATAGCTGTCATTTCTTCTTCTTTTTTCTTCATATCTGTAGAATAATGCTCTTTAGCTTCTGTGAGTATATTAACTTCCTCGACTTTTGAAGCTAAAGAAGATTGTAATTCTTTGATTGTTTCTTCGTATTCTGTGGTCTTGCTTGTTGTTAATTCAGCCTTTAGAGCTTCATTAGCAGACTTGACCTCGGCTAATTCCTTTTGCAAATCAATAATTTGCTGGGTCATATTATCGGGCATTTCATTCTCCTTGATTACGTGTATTTCTAAGGCACAAGCCTTGGATTCATCGAAAAATTGATTTCCTTCCAATATTATGCTACGAGGATTAGCTGGCTTTGAAACTAAGCCTTTACCAGAGAACGATAAGTTTCTTAAAAGCCTGCCAACTTGGTAGTTTTGATATGTTCCAGTTCCTCCATAAGCTTTAAGGTGTTTTGTTAAAAATGCTGAACTTTCATTTCGTGGTATAACGCTTGCTTTTCGATTGCTATCTATAACAGCATAGTCAAAAGCTGGAAATAAACATTCCATAGATACAAACCATTTGCCTTCTTCTATTTCGGCAACGATTTTATCCATGCGTTCTTTTTGCTCTGCGTCTGTCCACGATGTATAAATTACAGAAGTTGTAAGAATATTAAACTGACTTGGAACTTGAACATTGTTTTCATTTATTGGATTGCCTTCAAAATCAACTACAGCATTTCCAGTAATATGACCAATAATATCCTTTTCATTATGCATAAAATTAAATGGCTTGTCTTCTGGTGTATTTCTAGCATTCCACAGTTCTTGTGGATCGAATACATCATCATTTTTATTCCAGCCAGTACTTACCAGAATTGATTTTAAATAGAAAAGATCTATTTGATCTTTATTACCGGCTTCTAAGGCTTGTGTTGAGTTAAGCTTATCTATAGTATCTGTTTTTTGTTGTGCGTTTGGTGTATACTTTTCTGCCAATGAACAATATGCAATTGTATTACTCGATGATAGAGCTTGCTCTAAACCATCTAATATTTCTTGTTTATATATTTTCATTCAGTAAGTACCTCCAAAAAAATACTACACAAAAAAAACCATTAGTGGAGTTTATTCATTATTTTTATCATATTCACACAATGCAGAAGCATAAATAAATTTCAATTCATTAGTTGTTGCATGTCTATTATTGTGGGTATTGAATGCCTTAATTTGTAAATTAATCTCATTCATACATTGTGTTGGTATATTTTGCTTACTATCAAGTATAGTCTTAATACCATCTTCGGTAACTGATTCAAATATTTGCATATTAGAAAATACTCGTAGTTTTAAATGATCCAATTGATTAAGTTCGTCTTTATTTAAACTACGTATATTTGGTTTATTAAAATGTTTTAAAGCTACTGGATTTAAAATATCAGCAATTTGGTTTTGGGCGTCAATACCCCATAATAATGCTGTAGATGCTTCACCAGTTTTTGGCAAGACACGCTTTTGTTTACGTTTTTGGGTATCCCTAGTAAATGGTGGTCTACCGGGGGTTTTTACTTCTGTATTTTGCTTTTGTTGTGGAACATTAGGTATTGAATTTTCGGTAACTACAACAGCATCTTTAATTGGTAAATCAATTTCTTCAAAATATTCATCAGACAACATATCTTTATTAAGAGCGATTTTTTCAATCTCGTTTTTATGTTGAGGATTATGAAAAGGACTAGCTTTTTCTGGAATAATATCTGCTTTTCTATCTCGCTCTTCTCGCCTCACTCTTACTCTTTCTATTGATGGCAGTTCTCTAAATCTCTCTAATAATGTTTCTTGAGAAATTATGTCTCTATCAGCTAACTGAATAAGTAATTGTTTTTGTGCAGCTTCGTCAGATAGAACTATTGAATCAAAATGAATTTCTGCTGGAAATCTAAAATTCATAGCCTTACGAACTATTTCAATTTCTTTACGCCAAAATTGCGCAAGTATTTCTCTACCATATTCTAGTCTTTCAATCAATGTTTTTAAAGAAACATAATTATTAGTATATCCGCCATTACTAGTTGCCCCAGTTAATGTTGGTGGGATACCCAATCCCGCATATATGCTAGTTAATACTGGTTGATATTTTTCTGATCCTAAAAATCTATAAACTTGCGATTGACTTTCTGTAAACTTTAATTCTGGACCCCATACTAAATCCATAGTTCCGCCACCAACGTTGCTTGCTAAAATATCTCTTAATTTATTAATAGCGGCTTTAGTTGGTATAATTTTATTATCTAAATCTCCAATAGTCCATAATCTGACATTAGAAATTGCGCCATCTAAAGCGGCTAGATCTGCAAGTTTCATTTTTTCTAACATGATAATATCGTCTAATATTGCATATATCATAGGATTGGCCCATAATAACCAATCATCTTTTTTATAATGATAAAACGATACTTCATCTAAATTAAGTGGTATTCTTCTGTCGCCACCTTCTATTCTTTTTTGTAGATCATTTGGCAAAGTCTTGAAAATTGCTTTATTGCCTTCTGTACTTTTAGTCAAAGACTCATATGTATACTTTGAAATATTTAATACATATTCTGGTTTACCAACTATGTATCCACCATAATTTACAACATCAATAGCAATCGGATTGAGAAAGTCATATACCCAAGGTATCTCTCTTCTTTTTACCTTCGTTATAGACAAATCTATATCTGCACCACTGGTCTTTAGTATCTCTTGTTCATTTTCTCTATTTAATTTAGCTGTTCTTCTTTTTACAACTACGTTACCACATCTATAAAGATAATTCAAAAACCTTTCAGATCGATCAACACCACCTATTTGAACAAACCATTTTCTATAAAATCTTTCAACATTTTTATTAGGATGAACAATTGTTAATCCTTGAGCCGCAAAATCGCTCATTAAATCAATAACATTTCTAACGATGCCAACTTTATCATAAGCCTGCATACACATCTTAATGATGCGTTTTTGATAATTTGAAACATGTTCACCGGGCCTAAAATTATCATAGTCTTCTCTAAGAAAAGAAGTTCTAACAGATCGATTTGGCTCAATGTCTAAATAACTAGTACGCCTGCCATAGGCTACAGCTTTTTGTATACCATCATACGCTTCAATATTGTCATGGGTTTGGTCATACGCTGCTTGTTTTTGAGTTTCACTTTCCCATGTCTTGTATAATGGTTCTTTTGACATTAGTATTGATCTCCGATTAATGGTATTGTCAATTGTATTATATTATATTTTACACAATCAATATAGATTTTGCGTTTTTTCAGTAAACCAATTTGGTCCATAAAATAATTTTTCATTGTTAAATTTTGATGCTTTATCAGTCATAGCAAAACCGCCTATAGCACCATACTCAATATTTTGCTTATATATGACATAAGATCTTGCAGACATATTAGCCATTAATAATGCTGAATATCTATCTTTTCTAAGTCTGCTTTTTTTTCCTGCTGCTAATTTTACCTCTGGTGTGTCCCATCTTTCTCTGCCATTTGTAGTTTGTGTCATAACAATCATAGATAATTCATCTTTTAATTCTTCAATTTCCATTACGCAGTCTTCCAATGTATCATATAATCTATTAGCAATTTTATCTTCTTCTATAGATAATCCAATACTAGCTGAATCAAAAAATGGGAATAATAATACTTTATCTTCAAAGTCTTTTCTCATGCCGTGATTAGCTTCTGCTAGCCAATCAGCCCTAGCAAACTGACATATACGCAATATATGTAATCCATTATTATCATCAGTATCTTTTGGTTTATCTTCTTCAATTGTCGGCCAAATAGCCACTTCGTCTGATTGCATTTTATCTCTATCGTGCAACGCCTCCATTACGGCAATACCACCGCCCTGCGCATCAATGGCTATTTCAACACATGGAAATGTACGCATTAGAGAGCGAATTTTTTTAGCACAATAGGCATAAAAATCGTCTTCATCTGTAATTTTAGATTTAATCTGATTTTTATGTTGCTGTCTAGTCGTGGTCCAAGAATATACTATTCTTCTATGGTCGGCATTTAATTCAACTACAATAATACTAAAATTATCCACTTCAGAAGCTGGGTCTACACCAAATATATACTTTTTATTTGGATCGCCTTTTAGCATTGCACCAAAATGTATTTCACCAGATGGTAAAGTAATTGGATTGGTCATTGATGCAGTACATGATTCTAGCAAGCTTCTTTTAAAGAAACCTTGACTATCAGTAGTAAAACATGCACCATATTCCATATTATATATACCAGAGTGTATTGTGGCTTTAGCTCTTGCTATTTGGCCTTCATCCATAAATCCATCTGGTAGTTTAGTTACTGGCATACGTATAATAGAATATTCTTTCCAATCAAATTCACTTGGTATTTCATCGCCAAAAATTTCCTTTAACGCATGTGGATCGCCTTTGCTTTGTATAATTGATTTATATCTTTTCCAATAATCTGAAAAATGATTAAAATCATAATAAGCAGTTCCAGATAAAACAATTTGATTAGATTTTTCTATTGAATTATTTACATCTACATCAATATTAATTCCTAACTCTTGAGCCTTTTTAGCCCTTGCTTTACTTTTTACTTTATCTATTGGAGATGCGGATACGGCAGCGAAACCAGCAACAACATTTTCAAATATATCTCTAGGAATACTAGCAAACTCATCAGCAATAATATCATTTGCTCTTTGGCCTCTAATTTTACTGCCATCCCCAAGTGGTAAGCACGTAATAGTACTTTGATTAATATGCATAACACATCTATCCACATCTCTACGTGGACCACTATTATTGTCACATAAGTCGCGCAATATAGGAGCATTCTTCCAGATTGTATCCATGTATTCAAAAAGAACTTTAGACTGTCTAAATGCAGCACCAACTACTACTATTTTTCTTGCTGGCATAAACATGGCTCTTAAAAGTGGGTATATAGATAATAAGAAAGATTTACCCATGCCACGACTTCCAATAAGCATTGGAAATTTTCTATGCCATAATTCATGCAAGAAAAGAGCTTGAAATGGAGAGATTTCAATATTCAGTATATATTTACAGACAAATGAAAAATACTCTGGCCGCATCATTAGCCAAGCTATTCTTTCTAATAGATTGTCGCTGTCAGAGACATCTACAACAAAATCCATAGGATTAAATAACTTAGATTCATTTACATGAATACCAAGCCAAGCATCATTAATTATCTGTTGTTGTTGCATTATTTATTAGAAAATCTATAACTTCTTTATTTCGTGGATCATCAATACATCCAATAAGTAAAGTAGCCATAGAGTTTACAGCCTTTTCCTCTTCTTCCCTTTTTTCCAGCCCCAGTAGTGACCAAACCCCATGTAATATTTCATGCAATAAAGTATCCCTCATTACTGATAAATGCGTCTCACAATATACTCTTATTACTCTTTTATCAGTGCAACAATCTCCATATGTGTCAGTATAATCAAATAATTCTTTTGGAAGAGGTTCAATAACAAACTCATGCCCCATAATAAATACCCTGCTAGGTAGTTCCATGTGCATTATTATTTTCCTTATGAAAAAGTTCATTGAGCCTTTTAAATAAACTATTACAGACTAAAAATGCATTGTTTTTATTTCCACAAAAAATAATTTTTGTATTATACCATATTTGAAATTCTAGTAAGCATTTAAGAAGATATTTACCAGTAACTTTAACTTGACTTCTAGAAGTTCTTGGCACCCGTGATCCTTCTGGATATTTTAATATATCATCAACATTGAATTCACAAATTATGAAAGAAAATGCATAATCTTTCATACGCTCTATTTCTGCATTAAATGCGCCCTTTTTTCTGCCTAGATTCATTGCTATTTCTGAAACACAAGCTTTACGCTCCACGCAAACTACATCTTCAAAACCTTCTAATGTATAATCTCCTGTATGTAATGTTTTAATCTCCATACCTATACAAGCATCGTATGGAGAAAAAAACCATCCATCCTGCTCTCTAGTATCTTTAATTACTTTATAGCTCGGTGGCATTACTTTTGAGGTTTCTTATTGTTGCTAAATTTTTATCTGAGTCAAATGCAAATGATAAAACACCAGACCTTCTCTGCGGCTTGAATTGATCATATAACTGATTATAGGTCGCTCCATCCATCGATACTGTAAGCAATCCACCAGCTTTAAGATTTTGAATTTGCTCTTGTGTGGTTAGTTGTTTTACAACAGGCTTTGGCGAAACTGAAACATCTATAGGAAATTCGACTTTTTTAATGTTTGTATCTAATTTGTTATCCATCTGCGTTTCTCCTTATAATTTCGTTGAAATAAGAGATATAACACGATTCTTTGCCACTTATCTCCTCATGACAGTTTTTGCATAATGTAATTCCATTAGAGACATCGAATCGTAGTGAAGAAGCAGATGACCACTTTATAATATGATGGACATGAAGCTTCTTCTTTTGTCTACACATTTGACATGTAGATTTATCTCTCTTCAGTACCTCTTTTCTAAATGCTTCATATGCTGGGTCTTTATAATTTCGCTTCATTTATATCGTTATTTACCATTCTTTGAACGAGTTTTTTGAAGCTGATATTTGGAATCCAGCCAAGCATTGTATTTGCTTTAGTAGCTTTTCCTAAAAGATAATCAACCTCGGATGGTCTATAAAACTCTGGATCTTGTACGACAAGATTATTCCAATCATTAATTCCTATATAATTAAATGCCTCATTTAAAAAGTCCCTAATACTATGTGTCTCATTTGTAGCAATAACATAGTCTGAAGCATTTGGCTGTTGTAACATAAGCCACATCGCCCTTACGTAATCTTCAGCATGACCCCAATCCCTATGCGCCTCTAAATTGCCCAATCTCAATGCTGGAAAAGTCGGCTTATTATTAGAATTATACCACCTGCCAATCCACTTAGTAATCTTACGTGTTACGAATTGTTCTCCGCGTCTTTCAGATTCATGATTGAATAATATGCCACTACACGCATAAAGCCCATAAGAATTACGATAATTATCTACTAGATGGTGTGCAGCAAGTTTAGCAATAGCGTATGGACTTTGTGGTTGAAACTTGGTATTTTCATCTTGATATTTAAGACCATTGTTAGTATCATAATTTCTACCAAACATTTCGCTAGAAGATGCTTGATAGTATTTTACATGCTGGGTAAGATTTAAACATCGTATTGATTCTAGAATATTTAGACATCCACCAGCGGTTATTTCCCAAGTTAAAGATGGCTGTTTAAAAGAAGTACCAACATGCGATTGAGCCGCCAGATTATAGATTTCATCTGGAGTATTTGACTTTATAATATTTGAGACACAGAATTGATCACTAATATCGCCCTCAATAATATCTAGCCTATTGTTATCAATATGCTTTAATCTCTGTGTTGTATCTACCGACACTCTTCTTGCCACGCCTGTAACATGATAGTTCTGTTTTAATAAAAACTCAGCTAAATAACTTCCATCTTGTCCAGTAATCCCAAATACTAAAGCTCTTTTCATAACCTATGTTCCTTATTCTTGTATGGTGTCCGATGTTAAAAATGGCTGGTCTACTTGTCCGTCCTCATAGGTGTGATATTCTGATAAGCGTTCTTTTTCGTATTCCATTGCCAATCGCATTTTTTCCATTTCTATTCCTATCGTAGTTCTATATTGTGGATCAGTAGCTATTTTTTTTACTAGTGAAGCAAATGTTTGCTTAGAATCTTCAATCGCTTTAATTCTTTGTTCGCGTGTTCCTTTAAGATCCTTTAACATTGTTGCTTTACGTGACTGTAGATCTTTATAGTCTCTAGATAATGTTTCTTGTGATGCGCGTAACATTGCCACCTGACGCTCTAAATTGACTATTAGATCTACGTCGCGCATATCTTTATCTTTTGCTTTTTCATCTTGTATTAGACGCTCATTGAGAACAATTTCCCGTTGGGTATCTTGTTGGCCCCTTAGAATTCTATTCATCAATATTTCTAATTTAATAGTATCCACTATTTGCATTTCTTCAGTATGGAACACATCGTCTTTAAACTGACTCCACATTTTCTTAAAATGAAACTCAAACATTTCTAATTCTTCTGGAGAGAATTGTGAAAATAGCTCTTTATAGTAAGGCTTAGTTTTTAATTCATTTGCAACTTCAGCTTCTTTTTTTTGCTTAGTAGAAAATCCGATCTTCAGACCGATCCAATTACGAATAGATTCTGGATCTCTATCTAATGCTTTGGCTATTTCAATACTCGAAAGAACCTCGGCATTCGCCTCGATAAATTTCATTTCATCAGTAGTAAATCTACCCTTTTTCATTATCTTCACCTTCGTTTAATATTTCTTTGATGATGTTAAGAATTATAGCCTTACGGCTTTTAGGCAAAGGAGAGTTTGTCTTTAGTTTAAGATAGTCGCGGCGATATTTGGCGGGAAGTTTCTCATCGATATATTTTAAGATCTCAGTTATGTGAATATTATTTGGGGCGTCTTCTTTAGAAGATACAGCATATATATTATCTATACCAATAGGTTCAAGAAGGTGTTTTTTGCGATCTTGTATTTGTTGGGCGCTACCAATATCTAATCTATAGTAATTATCGCGTTTAAAATTCTTTAATCTATTTGAGATATGGGTAAATAAGAAATTTGACAATGGGCGAGATTCATCATACTTTTCCATTCCGTCTATTCCTATAATTACGGCCTCTTGGAATATATCGTCAACCTCATATGATGCAAAAACAAATTTGGGGGCCAGTTGTCGGGCGATCTTAGTTATAGTATCTATGACTTCTTGTTCTGTGAGATTTTTAGGAATTTTCATCTTCAAGCCTTAATTTTTCCTCTAGGGCTTGTTCGTATGGAATTCCATGAATAGTGTGTGGTGGCGAGTATGATGTATAGTTCCCACTGGCGAATAAATCAGACATATCTACATCTGGAACGGGCTTACTTAATATCTCACGAATTTCCCTATCTAGCTGGGCCATACTTTTAGTTTTAAGTTGGGCCTCTATATTCTGTGTTTTTTTCTTTGGCATTTTTGGTTTCCTCCGTAGCTATTATATGCAGCGTGGTTCAATAGATGCACAATATTCGTATCATTGGCACAATCTGAAACTATTAGGTTAGACATATTTGATATCATGTTGTATTGCGAGTGAACCACCCCGGTGTTTTACCTAGATTACCAGACTTACCTATTTGAACAGAAAACCCCCTATGGCCCCCCATTTTTATCCTAAGTCTATATGTGGTAAGGACTTATGTCATTCAAGAAAAATTCTCAAAAAAACGTTTGTTCAGTGTTGACGACTCAAGAATCTTTGGTATAATGTCGATATGAGAAATGAGGGACAAATGACTTACTGGACAAGCAGAACGAGCGACCGATACGTTGT